TGGTGTTCAGGAAGTCCATGTCCACCGGCGTCTTGGACATTTCCACAAACTCTGCATCATCGGCAAGCATCGGGACCGATCCGCTATTGTCTGCGCCCTGTAGCGCGTCCTTGAAGTATTCCTTCATACGCTGGATCATTTCGCCCGCAGGATAACCGCCCTTGAACCGGATCAGGCCGGACGGGCGCGCGCTGTTTCGCAACAGGGAATAGTTCCACTTGCTGCCAGCGTTGTGAGTATCAGCGGCAAGGGCAGCGGCCATGAGGGGTGATTGCCCGCGCCAGTAGTCGTCGGGATTATACATCTTTAAGAAAAACACATCGCTCTTGCCCGTGATCCGATCAACGGGGAAATACTGTTCCTTGCCGTTCTTCTCATGGCAATAGGCTGCGGGGATGCCATATGGGCTTGGCTTAATCACCATATCCAGCGGGTTCATCGGCCACATCTCTGCGAACTTTGGCCCAACCGTTCCAACCGCAAACGTCTCGCCAAACAGGTTGCGATTGACCATCATTTCGCCAACCCACTGGCCATAGGATTGTGCCACGTTGGGTCGCTTGAGCAGGTCTAGCGCAGGGTGGGTGTCGAGGATCTTGTCGCCTTGGTGCAACTCGATCTTGATGGATACAGCCGCCTGCACAATCTCCTTGATGGCGCGATACACAATCACGTTCATCTGATAGCCTTCGTCAACGTAGTTTCGCTTGCTGCCCTGCCGCGCCCACACTGGCCCGGATGAAACCATGTAAGCCGCGCCGACCGGGTTGTCCTTGGCTTCAAGCGGTTTGGAAAATGGCCACATCTACAGCACTCCGAAAGTTTGGGTTGATCCGCGACAAATATCAGCCACCGCGTCCATCATGGGGTCAAGCGTATCATCATGCGCGCCGTTTGGGAATGCCGATGCTTCTGCAAGCATATCGGACAAGTGAGGTAGTGCATTCAGCAGTATCACGTTCCCGCTCTCAATCAAAGGGGCTGCATCGTGGGCGCGGATCACCTTGTCAACACTGCGCGGGATTGCAATGACCGGAATGCCTTCACGCTTGAGGGTCTGGATTAACCCCGTGCCGCTGGCCTTATCCTCAACCTTCATGTGCCGCAGGGTGCCTTGGCCTAGAACCGCCTTATGCTTGGCGTAGAACGCGCGCGCCTGCACAAGCAATTCCGGGGCTTCCCATTTACCACGGATCATGTCCAAGCATATCGCCTGCGCGCCAGACGTGCGACCCCAGCACTGGAACACGGAATAGTCGTTTGCCTCTTTGGTTTTCATCGCGGTATCGGCATAAATCCCCCGCCATTCAATCGCAGGTGGTGCGCTTAGGTATTGCCACCATTCATCCTTGAAGATGCCGCCGCCAATCGTGATCGGGTTTTGCTGATATAGGGCAGACCAGAAGAACTCTGACATGCCCGCCTTGGTTTCGAGCAGCTTTTCCACCGGGTGCAGATCAGGCACCAGGGCTTCGTCATGCTTATTGATGGCCTGGAACGTGATGCGCTTGGCCCGCGCGTCTGCCTCAAGTATGCGCCCAGATAGATCGTCAAGCGCCCATCGCGTTGCCATGATGATCTGCCCGCTGTTCTTTGATAGGCGCGTTTTGAAGGTGGACTGATACCAGTTCCAAATGCTCTTTTTCGTGGCAGGCGATAGAGCCTCTTGCGCGTTTTTTACCGGATCGTCAATGATGCCAATGTCCAGCCGCTTGCCCGTCAGCGGTCCGCCCACGCCCTGCGCTATGTATCGGCCCGCATGACCCACAATCTCGAATGTCTCACTGTTGCGCTTAGCCTCTACTTCGATAGTTACCACGCGCTTGGCGTTAAGCGCTGACCTTGGAAATAGGCGCGCGTATGCTGGCGACATCATAATCTTCTGGATGTCGCGGTTCATGTCGCTTGCAAGGTCGGACCCATATGACAGCCCGCCAATTGACAGGTCCGGGTTCTGACCGAATAGCCATGCGGGCAAGTTGCGGCTGACGATCTCCGACTTGCCGTGTTGCGGCGGTGCTTCGAACACCAGCACGGGCCGCTTGCCAGCCTCTACGTCTAGGTAAAACTGGCCAAGGTCGCGGCACACATCAATGGCAAACTGCGACACGATGTAATCCGGGTTCATGTATCGGATAAACGCCAGCAGGTCGCGGCGTGCATGGCGGCGATCTAGCATTTCCTGCGCGTATTCAGCGGGGCTTTGCATTGGCTTCAATGATGGCCTGCAACTGCGCGTCCGACATTTCGCGCGCTGGCGTCATGCTGCCGTCCTCTGACACATGGTTCACGTCCGACCTTTCACGCCACCCGGCCTGCGTTTTCATCCAGAATATCATCGCGGTCGTGTCGCCCCCCTTGGCCTTGTTGAACAGCGCTCCGCCGATGGTGGCGTTTGCCTTGGCCTTTGATACGTCCAGTTCTTCGCGGTAATACTTGCGCAAGGTCTTGGGGTCTATGTCCAGAAGCTGCGCGATTAAAGGATGGGCCGTGCCGACCGTGGCGTGAAGCTGCACAGTCTGGCGTTGCGCATCCGTGGGGGCGTGTGGGTTGCGGCTCATGGTGCAGCCCGCTCGGCCTGCAACTCTGTGTATGTCTGACCTGTGGCTTCTAGCGTTGCTGTCTGGCCGGTGAAGTCCTGCCAGCGTTGGATTATCACGTCGCAATAGCGAGGGTCGAGTTCCATCATGCGGCAGTCGCGGGCGGTCTTTTCGCAGGCGATCAGGGTTGAGCCGCTGCCGCCGAACACATCAATGACAACGTCCTGACCCTTGCTTGAGTTGTTTATTGCCTTCTCAACCAACTCGACAGGCTTTTGCGTTGGATGCACATACTCACCCGTCGCCCCGCGTGAGTTATACCACACGTCCGACTGCGATTTGTCACCCTGCCAGCTATCACCCTTTGAGTAAAAGATGAACTCATGCTGCGGTCGATAGTTTGAATTTCCCAAACCTATTGATTTCTTATCCCAGACGATACAAGCGGAAACGGTCATGCCAATCTGCTCAAGTGCGGCTTCGAACTCCGAATATGTGCGCCAAGGGAAGCAGACGTATTTTGCAGCGCCGCTCTTACAAACGGCTATAGCTGAACCGACGGAATCCCGTATCATTCCAATGAGGTCGTCGCCTTGAAGGTCGTCGCCCTTAATCATGCCGTGGGCCTTAATCATGCCGTGGGCCTTAATCAGAACGCCGCCTTTTTTGTTTTTCGCGTGATCGCCTCTTGCACGTCCACCACCGTAAGACATCCCATAAGGCGGGTCAGTGAACACCATGTCGGCCTTCTGCCCGTTCATCAGCCGCTCCACCGCGTCAATGCTGGTCGAGTCACCACACATCAGCCGATGCCGCCCCAGCAGCCACACGTCGCCCAGAACCGTCACGGGCACGGCAGGCGCGTCAGGCACCGCGTCGGGGTCGGTCAGGCCCTCGGTGGCGTCCAGTGTCAGCGCGGCTATCTCACCCAAGTCAAACCCGGTCAGCGTCAGATCAAAGCCCGCTGCGTCCAAATCCTGCAACTCGATCTTAAGCAGGTCGTTGTCCCATCCGGCGTCCAGCGCCATCCGGTTGTCGGCCAGCACATAGGCGCGCCGCTGCGCCTCGCTCAGGTGCGCGGCGTCAATCGTCGGCAGCGTATCAAGCCCTAGCTTCTGGGCCGCCATGACGCGCCCATGGCCCGCGACAATGCCGTTTTGCCCGTCCGTAATGATCGGATTGAGGAACCCGAATTCGCGGATGCTGGCGGCGATCTTGTCAACCTGGGCGGGGCTGTGCGTCCTTGCATTGCGCGCATATGGCACAAGGCTGGCGGTCGGCACGGTTTTATAGGCGGGAAATTCAGTCATAACGCGAAACTACCCCTTGCCAGCTTGCGCGTCAAGATTGGCGGCGTTCGCCATCCTGCGCAGCCGTGCCGTGAGGCGCTGCCCGTCACCCTTCATTGCGTGTTTGCGTGCCTCTGCCTGTGTGTGCGGCGTGTGGTCTAGGCCGTAGCGTTGCGGCTGCACCTTGGCGCTCAGTGGGCGGCAGAGGTCGGCTATGGTGGGCTGGGTCATTCGTCACACTCCGCTATCAGGGCTTTCAGAATTGCGCAGAGCCATGCGCGGGCGGTGTTTGATGCCTTCCCGATTGCAGACGGATAGAAGTCGCCGTTATCGGGGCCGAATACCCTAATTGAACCCATTTCTGGTCCATCGGGTTTAACCCATGACCACCCGGGCAGCACGGCGTTGTGCAGGGCTAAGGCGGCGTCGAGTGATCCGCTGTAGGCATCGTAAGCCTCTCCCGCACAGTTTACATGATTTTGGTTGTTAAATGCGTCTTGGAACAAAAACGGCTGAATTTTGCCACATGCCTCCACCTTCGCCAGCAATTCTTGCAGCGCGTCCTTGCGTGTCTGTGTCATTTCCCCAACTCATACAGAAATATCCGCGCCTTGCCGGATGCGATTGCCGTTCCCACCAGCCTACCTTCCTCGGCCATGCGCACCAAGTGGACATGGGCAAAACTGCGTGACTTGCCCAGATGCTCAGATACGGCGGGCGCAGTCATAATGCCATGTTCGCTATTCCTAATCACGGCCACGATATCAGCCTCAACCTCATGGCGTGGCTTGGGAAGCGTGCGGAATCGGTGCGTCTCTACGCTCAACCGCCCCTCAATAGCCATGCGCGCGGCCAGCAGGTCTTGCGCTGCGAGGTTTGCGGCCTGTGCGGGTGTGGGTGCTAGTGTTATACTGGTCATTGGCGCGGTCCTTGCGTTGTGTCCAACAAAAGCTGCACGCCCAGAAAATGGTCGGCCCCGCAATCGTTGCACTCCCATCCAGTATCAAGCGAACCGCCACAGCATAGGCATGGCCCATCTTCAACGTCAAAAGTAGCTGGAAACGGACTTGGAACGGTCTGCGGTTTATGGTGTCTAGCGTCATCCCGCGCGGTCATTGGCCTTCACCAAGCGCGGCGATCAGCGCGTCTGCGTGGATGCAGCGGAATCGCGCGTTTGCCTTTGCCCACCATATTGCCCAAGCAAGATAATCGTTTCGATCTGGGTGTGTGTCGCTATTAAATACAGTTGCGAAGGCTACCGTTGTATCGGCCTCAAACCCACCAGTCTGAATTGCTGCAAAGGCGCGCAAACTCATGCCGCCGGTTGCCAGGGTATGGGCGGGGATAACCACTCCGTTTACATAAACGCAGTCACTTGGATACGCTGGCCCGCCTGTGTTGATCTTGGTCATTGTGGTGTCTCCCTGCTTGCGCCCATAGCCGCGATCATCAGTTGCGCCTTGGCCCATGTTGCCAGCCGCAGTTGGCTTGCGTCAGCGGCGGATTGCATCCGAGCCTTATCCGCGTCGGTCATCCTCAGTTCAATTTTAGGCATTGTGGTGTCTCCTGTGTGGTGTGTCCCGCCACTGTCATGCAAGTTGCGGGGATTGTCAATGGGGAAATTCTTAACTTACCTAACCCATTGAAATCATTACGTTATAGCGGAGATAAACGGAAATAGCAAAGCGTTACTATCTGGATTTGGAAAAAAAACCTAATAAAATCAAACACTTAAGGCCTCTTTAGAGACCCAGATAGAGACATATTTCATATTTCATAAATAAATTGTCTCAGGGATTTCATAAAACAGTGTCAGGGGGGGGCATATTTACTAGGCATCCAAACCCATAAACGCAAAAACCCCGCCGCAATGGCAGGGTAATTTTAGGTGTGCAGGGGGGGGGACTATCTGACTAT